TCAATGACCCCAAAGGCATTGAAGGCCAACATCAAGGCAGAGATTGAAGCAGGCAAGCCGCCTAAACAAGCTGTTGCGATAAGTTACGCAATAAAACGCGAAGCCGAGAAAAAGGCTGAGAAGAAGCCTAAGAAGAAGTAATGCCAACGATTGCGGACATTTACAGCGCCATTGATTCTGCAAAGCGGAAGGGTTCTGATTTTGTTCGCAATCCTGGTGCAAGCCTTCAACAAATGGTGGGCTTGGCTAATGATCGGGCTGGCGCTTTAAATGAATTGACATCTCAGGCGGCTTCAGAAGGCCTCAATTACGGGCCAAAGAGCAAACAGTTAGCCAATCAGATGGCTGAAGGCTATAACCCAGTGGGGATGTTCATTGGCCCAAATTCAGCGGTTTTTAACAAATTGATGGCAACTAAAGCCTTGGAATTGGAAAAAGCGGGTAAAACTGCCGAAGAAATTTGGGAAAAAACTGGCACATTTAGAGGCCCAGATAAGCAATGGCGGCAAGAGATTAGCGATAAAACTTCAAAAATTACTGAGGATGTGTATAACCAAATATTGGCTAATAAACAATTTAAAGGGCCAATGAGTCAAGCGTTGCGACATGAGGAACTTTATAAAGCATATCCACAGAGTGCGGGGATACCTACAACCATGTTTGCGGATATAGCACCTAGCGGAAATATGAGTTATGGTCGAAGCGGTACATTTCAAACGCCACAAATTACTGTTGGTGGGCCAAGTACAATGGATCAAAGAAGCGTTGCATTGCATGAATTGCAACATGCAATTCAACAAAGAGAAGGTTTTGCCCGTGGTGGTAGTCCTAATGCTTTTAAACCAAATGACGTTTTTAGCACAAAAGCACTAGAAGATGCGGCAATTATTGATAAATTGATGAGGGGATCAAACCTAAATCAATTAGAAGCAAAACAAAGATTTGAAACACTTTTTAAGAAAAGCCCTGAAGCTGGCGCATTTGCCGCTTTAGAGCGAATTGGCACAGGCAAAGAATTAGATGCTGCCAGAGATGCCGCTAGACTTACTGATAAGCCAATGGAATCGTATAGACGATTAGCGGGTGAGGCAGAGGCTAGAGCAACACAAAAACGCAGAAATTTAACTAATGAAGAAAGAAGATCAATTTACCCATCAGAAAGTTATGATGTGCCAATAAAAGAGTTAATTTTTAGATAATGACTGAAACAACCGAACAAAAGCCCAAAAAGTGAAAATTACTCAAAAGAAAGTCACAGAGCTAATTCCTTATGTAAACAACAGCCGCACCCACTCAGATGAACAAGTGGCTCAGATTGCGGCAAGCATTAAAGAATTTGGCTGGACTAACCCAATATTGGTGGACGGACAAAACGGCATCATTGCAGGCCACGGCAGGCTATTAGCGGCAAGGAAGCTGGGTTACAAAGAAGTACCCACCATAGAGCTGGCAGACTTAACAGAAACCCAAAAGAAGGCCTACATCATTGCCGACAACCGCCTGGCGCTTAATGCAGGGTGGGACAATGAAATGCTGACCATAGAGCTAAACGACTTGCTGGCAGACGGGTTTGCCTTGGAAATGCTAGGGTTTGACCCGAAAGAGTTAACCGCACTGCTAGAGCCTGAAGTGGTTGAAGGGCTGACGGATGAGGATGCAGTTCCTGACATTCCTGATGAGCCTAAGACCAAGATGGGCGACATTTACCAACTAGGCAACCACCGATTGATGTGCGGGGATACCACAAGCATTGATGCTGTGGAAAATCTTGTTGATAACGCAAAGATAGACCTTTGCTATACAGACCCACCTTATGGAATTAATGAAAAAGGTGACAGAACTGCTAGAAAAACTGGTTTAGCCAAAAATCACAATTTTAAAGACTTTAAAGACGATACGATTGATTATGCAGTAGAGGCTTATCAAATTGTTGAGGGCGTATTACAAGTGCCTAGACAAGTTTGGTGGGGCGCAAACTATTACTGTCATGCTTTGCCACAATCAAATAATTGGTTTGTATGGGATAAGCGTGTAGAAAACAAAATGGTCGATACTCAATCAGATTGTGAATTGGCATGGGTAAAGTCAAAATGGTCAAGTGTCAGAATCTTTAGACATTTGTGGAAGGGTTTTAACAAAGCCAGCGAGCGCAATCAACCAAGAGTTCACCCAACCCAAAAGCCAGTAGCACTTGCAGAATGGTCATTTGATTACTTCAAAGAGGTAAATACAGTTCTTGATTTATTTGGCGGTAGCGGTAGCACATTGATTGCTTGCGAAAAGACAAACCGCACTTGTTACATGATGGAGTTTGAACCTCATTACTGCGATGTAATAGTAAAGCGGTGGGAAGACTTTACAGGCAAAAAAGCCGTATTGTTGTTAGAATCCACCGTAACAGCTTAACCAGTTCCCCTATATAAAAGATGGCACTAATTCCACAAGAGCCGCACGAACCAACGGCAGAAACCCGCAAACTGGTTGAATCCAGCAGTGGGTTAGGCTTGCCGCATGAATCTATCGCGGTGTTGGTGGGCATAGACGACAAGACTTTGCGTAAGTATTACCGTGCTGAATTGGATATGGGTAAGGCTAAGGCCAACGGGCAGATAGCCAAGACGCTGTTTCAAAAGGCTACATCTGGTGACACAACAAGCCTAATTTGGTGGACAAAGACGCAGATGAAATGGTCAGAAACCGTTAAGGCCGAGGTTACAGGCGCAAATGGTGAGCCTTTGCAGGGCATTCAAGTCACCTTTGTAAAGCCCAATGAGTAATGTCCAGGCCGCAATAGCTAATGCAGAATTTCCCGTAAAGCTGGAAGGTCTGTTTAAGAAAAGCCGCTATAAGGTGGCATTTGGTGGACGGGGCGGCGCTAAGTCTTGGGGCATAGCTAGGGCGCTTTTAATTCTTGGTGCTAAAAGCCCAATGCGTATTCTGTGCGCCAGGGAGTTTATGACTTCCATGCGAGATTCGGTGCATAAGCTGTTGTGCGACCAGATTGAAGCCCTTGGGTTGCTTGGCTTTTATGAGATAACGCAAGCCAGCATCCGAGCCAAGAACGGCACAGAGTTTGCTTTTGTTGGCCTTAAAAACAATATTGCAAATGTCAAATCTTATGAAGGCGTGGACATTTGTTGGGTGGAGGAAGCCCAAACAGTGAGCCGCCTCAGTTGGAATGTGCTTATCCCAACCATTCGTAAAGAAGGCTCAGAGATATGGATTAGCTTCAACCCTGAGTTGGAGACAGACGAGACTTATCAAAGGTTTGTGGCAATCCCCCCCGCTGACTGCATCACCATGAAGGTGAACTGGTCGGACAACCCTTGGTTTCCCGAAACCCTCAAACTTGAGAAAGATGCCCTCAAAGCAAGGGATGAGGAAGCCTATAACCAAGTGTGGGAAGGTTTATGCCGACAGACTGTGGATGGGGCAATCTTTGCCAAAGAAATGCAACAGGCCGAAAAGGAAGGGCGGATCTGCCGTGTGCCTTATGACGCTACAAAGCCCGTTCACGCTGTTTTTGACCTTGGGTGGAGTGACAGTACAGCCATCTGGTTTTTGCAGTTTGTGGGCATGGAAACCCGTCTAATCCGGTACATCGAGGACAGCCAGAAGACGATCAGTTATTACCTGGCCACCATGCAGACCTTTGGTTATGTGTACGACACCATCTGGCTACCGCACGATGCGGAAAACAAGACCTTGGCAGCAGCTGGACGCACAATTGACGATATTGTCAGGGCGGCAGGGTTTAAAACCAGAATCATGCCTAGAGTGCCAGTTCTGGATTCAATCAATGCCGCAAGAACAATCTTTCCCACTTGTTACTTCGACAGGGAACACACAGCGGATGGTTTGGCTTGCTTGAGACACTATCGGTATGAGGTAGACCCTGACACAGGGCAGTTCAGCAGAAACCCCTTACACGATCATTATTCACACGGCGCTGACGCATTCAGATATATTGCTTTGATGATCAAAGAACCCGTTAAGCCCAAAAAGTCAGCGCAGATTGCCACTGTTGGCAATTGGATGGGCTGATGAGATAATGAAGCACAAAATAAAGGGCTGAACATGGCTTACCAAGACGAAACAGGCAACAAAGACAAGATCAACGAGGCCATTAAATTCTGGCGTCTGGTCAATGATGCCGACTCCACTAATCGAGCCGAAGCGTTAAACGACATTAAATTTGCCGCGGGTGACCAGTGGCCCGTGGAGATTCAAAACTCCCGCAACCTTGAATCCCGTCCATGCCTGACAATCAACAAGATTGATGCCTACATTCGTCAGGTGACCAACCAACAGCGGATGCAGCGCCCCCGCATCAAGGTTCACCCTGTTAATAACCTGGCTGATTACAAGATTGCTCAAGTGATTGAGGGAATCACCCGTCACATCGAGGTTAATTCAAACGCAGATACAGCCTACGACACCGCCTTTGATTACGCAGTTCGAATGGGATGGGGTTACTGGCGCATCAACACAAAGTATGTGCGCGAGGATTCCTTTGATCAGGAAATCTTCATCGACACCATCGACAACCCGTTCACAGTCTATTTTGACCCTAACTCCATTCTTCCTGATGGTTCAGACGCAGAGCGCTGTTTGATCACTACGGTGATGGACAAGAAAATCTTTAAAGAATACTACCCAGACGCTGACGATGGCGCCAACTTCCAGCAACGCTCAACTGGTGACGATACCTCCTCATGGATAACCAAAGAGGACATTCGGGTTGCCGAGTATTTTCACATTAAGCGCGAACGAGCCAAACTGTATTTGCTGAGTGATGGAACGTCAGGATTTGCCGACTCAGATAGCTTCTTTGCCCGTGTGGAGGCATCGGGTCTGACTGTGATTGATGAGCGAGACAGCTTCCGCAAGACAGTGAAATGGATGAAATGCACATCACTTGAGATTCTTGAAGAAAAGACAATGGCGGGTAAATATATCCCCGTGGTTCCGTGTTATGGCGCTCAAGTAATCATTGACGATAAGCGCAAGAAATACGGTTTAGTGCGGTTTGCCAAAGACCCGCAGCGGATGTATAACTTCTGGCGCACTTCTATGACCGAAAGTGTGGCCTTGGCTCCCAAGGCTAAGT